GATTTAGGAGCTTGTGTGGTTCATTTAGATGATATTAAAGTAGTAAAAAATGATACAGCAACATGGGAAAAACTTGCTAGAAACACATGGAGAATAGATAAAGAAGGTACTTTACAGGGAGCTAGTACTGCTGACTTAGTATTGTCAGACAGAGGCAGAGCATTAGCTTCTTATAGATTAATCAAACTAACAGGTGGTGACAAACCTGCTGAGTTAAGTTCAGATTCTAGTACTACAGAAGTTCCCGAAGATTATATTATTTCCTATGCTACAGCTTTGGCAGCACAGGCAGGATCTGTAAGACCTGATATTGATATTGATGGAATGAGAAATCTTGCAGCATTTTGGTTTGCCAAATCAGAACAAGCTAGAAACAATATGCCATTTTTATCAAATGTCAGGACAGTTAGGTAATGGCCAATAAAGTTATAAAGAAAAATGAGGTTTACCTTAATGGAAATTATTATCCAATAACTAGACCCGTGCAGCAGGTGTTAGCCTCCATCTATCCTGCAAAGGTTACTATTGGTGATACCACTCGTGATTCACAAGCTAGAACAAGTGTAATATCTTGGGCTGATTTCAGGGGTGGTATAGGTGTAGAGAGAATGGAAGGAGCTACAGATGTAGATCGTTCTTGGTTCAGTACCTGTAGCCTTCGCTACAAAAGGCACCTAGTATTACCTGCCAAAACTAATTCTGTAAGTAACTCAGATGCTACAGGAGAATCCTTAGACATACTACAAGAATTTGATGGGGCACTATATGGTATATGGTCAAATCAAAAAGTATATAAATATAATTCAGGATCAGACACATTTACTTCTGCGTTAGATACATTGCCTGCAGTAGCAACAGATGCTTTAGAAGTAAGAATGGGAGGCACATTATACTTAGTTATAGCTCACACAGGAGGATATACTTACACATCTAATGGCACAGATTTTACTGACGACACTACAGATACAAAGTTTCTTGCTTGGTGGGACGAAAAACTATGGGGAATAGATAATACAGGACAACTTTGGTACGCAACTACTATAGGAACTGAGGCAAATGATGCTAAGTTACCATTGCCTGATGGCCATGTAACTGATTTATTTGTAGCTAGAAATGCTAGTGGTGATCCTATTTTATATGCTATGACTAAAGAAGGATTGTTTGCACATGATTTTGCAAACGGAAGATTTGTAGAAACACAACTAGCTTTACCATTTCACAATGACAATGGTAAAGGTTCTGTTAGATGGAGAGATTCTGTATATATACCTGCAGGATTAAGTATATATAAATATATTAATGGTAGTAACTCTGCTGTTGTAACAGTAGTGGGGCCTGACAGAGACGATGGATTACCTTCTGATTACAGAGGTAAGATATCTAAGCTTATAGGAACTCACAATGATTTAATTGCAATGGTAGACGGAACACTAACTCCCGGAACTGTAGATATGTTTGCCACAGGAGAATCTTCTGTAATAGATGCAAGCACAGGTTACAGTACAATATTAGGGTATAACGAAGTAGGTTGGGAAGTTAGGTGGTCAGCAGCAGGAGCTGATAGAGGTAAAAAAATAACAGCAGGGTTTGTATCTGATGTAGGTGGAACTTTAACAGCAACTAATCCTTATAGAATGTATTGGGGATTTGATGGAAAACTATATTACCAACAACTACAATCAGATGTTATTAATCCAACACAAGTAACAAATTATAGGTACGAAGATAGTGTAGATGGCATACATTACACTCCATGGTTTAGTGCAGATCAAGTTGAAGTAGACAAATTAGCATTAAAACTTAAAGCAGAAACAGCAGATTGTAACTCTAATCAAACTGTAAAAATAGAATATGCTTTAGATTATGTTGAAAGTTATACTACTATGGGAACAATCACTTCAAATGGAATAACAACTTATACTTTTGGAAGTAATATAGGAACAACATTTAGATCAATACAATTTAAAATAACTCTTGCTACTAATACTATAGCAGTTTCTCCTGATTTAATTAGTTTAACTTTAGAGTATAGAAAAAAATTAGATACAAAATTTGGTTGGTCTGTAAATATAGATTTGAATAAAGGATATAAAGGATCAACTTCTAAATCTATGAGAGCTAATATATTATCTGCTATACAAAGCAATACTTTATTAGAGTTTACTTACAGAGATGACTCTTCTACTAACAGAAACTACTATGTTGACATAACGAATGCACAAGGATTAGAAGAAACAGCATATGACGAAAGAGGAACAACTCAATTATTATTAACGGAGCCGTGATGACCACTCAATCAAGTCAGTTACAAGCACCACCTAATTGGGAAGGAAGTTTACCCGAATATTTAGTTTACAGATCTTTAATAGAAAGTTTTGGAAAAGAAGAAGGTATTGATTTTACTTATCAATCTTCTCTCTTAGGAGGAAGATTGTTTAAAGGGGGAGTAATATTAGATTTCTTTTTTAACAACCCACCTGACCTTGCAATTAATGTGCAAGGTGAGTATTATCATTATGGTATGGGTGCAACTTACTTGCAAAATGACATAATGGTAAGACAGCAAATGGCAGGAGAAGGGATTAATTTAATATTTATAGATGAAAGTGATATACTTAATGATGTAGACTATTATGTTAGAGAGGCATTAAATTATAAAGATCATTCTAGATTAGGAGCAGGAAGATAATGGCAACAATATATCAAGCAGGATATGTGTTTAAAGACGATGGTACTGCTGTAGAAGGAGCAACAGTTCAGTTGTATCAAGCTGATACTACTACTACTGAAGGCAGTTCTACTACTACCAACTCTTCAGGATATTGGTCTTTAAGCACTACCACAGAACATACTTCAGGATATGACGCAAAAATAACTTCAGGTTCTTCTATCAGATATAGAAGAGGTAACGACAAGTTACAGCTTGAAGAATTAGATATACGAAATGATACAGGTAATGGCCAAGGTGGATTACTTGTGGCTAATACAACTAACAATGCTAGTAATAAAGTAGCAACATTTGCAGGAAGAAATAGTACAAGAGCAGACGGAGATGAGATATACATTTCGTTTGAACTTAATGACGATGGTGGAAACATACACGAATTTGCTCGTATGACAGCAGAGGCAGTAGATGTTTCCAATGGTAACGAAGATGGACAAATTAGATTTGGAGTATCTGTGGCAGGTACTATGACAGATGTCTTTACTATCAATGCTACCACAGCAGGTGTAACAGACATGACACTTGATGTGTCGGGTGATATATCTTTAGATGCTGACGGAGCAGATATATTCTTTAAAGATGGTGGTACTACATTTGGTTCAGCTACTAACAATAGTGGTAACTTAATAATTAAGTCAGGTACTACAACAGCCCTTACTTTTAGTGGGGCTAATGT